CTTGTCGCTGAAGCATATAAAAAGTTTAATGTAAATGTTGCAGATATAGAAAGCAATAATGGTGGTAGAGCATTTGCAAGAAACATTGAAAGAATTACAAGAGATAAAGGAAATTACAAGACAGTTGTTAAATGGTTCCATCAATCTGGAAATAAAATAGCAAGAATATTATCAAATAGTGCTTGGGTAAATAATAATATCTATATGCCTATTGATTGGAAAAATAAATGGAGTGAATTTGCAAAGGATATTATTTCTTATCAAAAGGAAGGAAAAAATAAACATGATGATGGACCAGATGCTTTAACTGGTGTTGCTGAAAAGATAATAAACAGAAATGAAATGAGAACAATAGATAGAAATAGTCTAGGAATAAGATAAGATAGGAAGGAGGATTAATGACTGTACAAGATTTAAAAGAAGCACTTGAAGCTTTTATAAAAAATGAATTACCAGAACTACAAAAAATGGAAGATTATTACAGTGGAAAACATAATATTTTAAATAAAAAAGATAGAAGTAATAAGAAAAAAGATACTAAGTTAATTAATAATTATCCTGAGTATATTACAACTATTGCAACAGCTTATTTCTTAGGTAAACCAATAGCTTATGCTTTACAAGATGATAAATTAAAAAAAGATTTTGAGAAATTATCTGAATATTTAGCAACTGAAGAAGAGCAACAAGAAAACTTTGAACATGCTTCTAATTTAAGTGTGTTTGGAAAATCTTATGAACTTTGGTATATGGATGTAGATAAGACTATTGGAAATATAGTTGTAGACCCAAGAGATTGCTTTATTTTGAGGGATAACACAGTAAAAAAAGAAATAACTGCAGCTGTTAGATGGGATAAAACCAAAAATAAAGAAGATAAATGGGTTTATACATTAGAAGTTTATGATAGTACAAATGTCACAACTTATGAATTTTTATCCGATAGTGATAAAAAAGAAGTCCCAACTGTAAAGGGTGAAACTAAATTACACGGATTTAATCAAGTGCCAATTATTGAATTTTTAAATAATAAAAGGGCTAATGGAGATTTCAAAAATGTAATTTCTTTGATAGATGGTTACAATGAAGCAACTTCTACTGCTATTGATGATATGAAAGATTTTACTGATGCATACTTAGTTTTAATCAATATGGGCGGAACAGATGAAAAAACACTAGAAGAAATGAATAAAAATAAGGTTATGCTTATTAATGAACAAGGAGATGCTAAGTGGCTTGTTAAACAAGTTAATGATGCTTATGCTCAAAACAATAAAAATAGATTAAATCAGGATATTCATAAATTTTCTATGATACCAGATATGCAAGATAAAGAGTTTTCAGGAAACAGTTCAGGAGTTGCACTTGGATATAAATTATTAGCATTGGAACAATTAGCAGCACAAAAAGAAATGTATTTTAAAAAGGCTATTAACCAAAGATTACAACTTATGATAGATTTTTATAATTTAAAAATTAGTCCGAAGGATATTCAAAAAGTCTTTACAAGAAATATTCCTAAAAATTTAGTTGAAGCAGCAGATACAGCCCAAAAATTACAAGGAATAGTATCACATGAAACTATCTTATCTATTTTGCCTTTTATAGAAGATGCAAAAGTTGAACTTGAAAAAATAAAAGCAGAAGAAGATATCAATGCAGAAAAAGATATGAATACTCCAATTGGAGTTGGTGCTAATGGCTCAAAAGAATAGAGATTATTGGGAAGAAAGACAAGTTAAAAGAGAAGCTAAGGCTTTTAATACAATACAAGATATTGAAAAAGAGTATAAGATTGCACTTGAAAAGGCTAAACAAAACATAAATAAAGAACTTAGTAGAATAGGTACAACCTATATGAAAGATAACAATTTAAGTTATCATGATGCTTTGAAACTTTTGAAAGGTGATGAATACAAAGTTTGGAAAAAAGATTTGCATGATTATATGAATGAATATAACAAACTTTTAAAAACAGCACCTTTAGAAGCTAAAAAACTTTATTTAGAAATTGAAACTTTAGCTGCTAGAAGTCGTATGAGCCACTTAGATAGTCTTAGAGCACAAGTTGATATGGAGCTTATAAAAGTATCAACTGGTATTGATGAAACAGCTAAAAACACCTTAACATCAATTTATAGAGATACATTTACAGAAGTAACAAAAGATTTAGGAGTTAATGTTATTGTAAGTAAAGATAAAATAAAAGCTGTTTTAGATAGACCTTGGAGTGGTGCAAACTTCTCTGAAAGGCTTTGGAGTAATACAGATAAACTAGCTCAAACAGTGAAACAAGAAATAGTAAATGGAATGATACAAGGTATTAATTTACAAACTATGACTAAAAGAGTTTCTGAAAGATTTGAAACAGCTAAAAAGAATGATGTTGAAAGACTTTTAAGAACGGAAGTTAATTATACTTTAAATCAAGCTACACTAGATGGGTATAAAGAAGCTGGAATAGAAAAATATGAGTTTAGTGCTACATTAGACAGCAGGACCAGTCAAATTTGTTCAGAGTTACATGGTGAAGTATTTGAGATTAAAAAGATTGCTGTAGGTTTAAATTATCCCCCAATGCATCCTAGATGCAGAAGTACAACAATACCAATTATTGATTATGAAAGTTTAGTTAAGCAAGGCAGAGAAGAAATTGGAGAAAAAGATATCGGTGATAATGATAAAAAGGCATTGACAGATAACGAAAATAGTAGTATAAATAAAGAAAGCAAAGAACCAATACCTAATACATTTACAATGGCATGGGCTCAAAATGACAAAGTAGAGTATAATGAGGTTAGAAAATTACAAAAAGAATTAACAACAGAACAAATAATCAAAAAATTAGGTGGAGGAGACCAAACAAAAGGTTCTTGTTCTTCTTTGGCATTTGCTTATATAGGAAATAGAAATGGGTATGATGTTTTAGATTTTAGGGGCGGTATATCTACAGAAATTTTTGCCACAACGAGAAACATAGTCGAGATTGCTAATTTAGATGGAATTGAAAGTAAAGTTATAAAAAGAGCAAATGATTACAAGGCTGTTAAAGAGTTGCTTACTTTTGTAGAAGAAAAAAAAGAATATTATCTAGAAACAGGTAAACATGCTGCAATAATAAGAAGAGGAAATAGAGGCTTTGAATACTTAGAGTTGCAGTCAGAAACAGAAAATGGCTTTAAAAAATTAGATAGTTCTGTTTTAAAAACTAGATTTGGATGTCAAACTTCTTATTCTGTTAGTGGAACAAAATTTGAAAAATCAAATGTTTTAATAGATGTAGATTCTTGCAAAAATAGTGAGGAATTTAAAAATTTACTAGGATATATAAATACCGCTAAAGATAAGCAAAATAAAGGAGAAGGTGGGTATGCTAAGTGATTTTTATAAGAAAAATAAAAATGATGAGATATGGTGGATAGATGATTTGGATTCTATTGGAAAACATCTTTTTAGTTTTGATAAAAAAAAAATCTTTAATTTATTTGCAGATTATCCACACAATTTAACACCTGAACAAAAAGAAATTTTTGATAAAGAAAACCCTTACTGGAAAGACTTTTTTAAGGAAAGAACTAAATAAAATAATTAAATCAAAAGCACTTAGCTAAAAACTAGGTGTTTTTTTATTGCAAAGAAAGGAGGTTCTAATATAAATATTGTCGTACTGAGGGACATTAAACATCTGGATAAAATATAGTCATACAGGACTTTAAACAGGAGGATAAAATGAAAAGATTTAAACTTAATATTCAACAATTTGCAGAACCAGGAGAGCCAAAAACATTTACTCAAGAAGAAGTTGACAAAATGATTGAAACTAGGCTTAAAAGAGAAAATGAAAAGTTTGAAAAGGCTAAAAAAGAACTTGAAAGAAAGCATAATGAATCTATTGAAGATTATGAGGAAAGAATCAAAAACGCTAATCTTACTGCAGAAGAAAAGCATAAAAAAGAAATTGATAAGATTCAGAAAGATTTAGATGCAAAGAATGCTGAACTTACAAAGATTAAGACAGATGAGATAAAAAGAACTACATTAGCAAAATATAAAATGCCAGAAAAATTCTTAGATAGAATTAGTGGAGTTACAGAAGAAGAAATAGAAGCATCTGTAAAAGGTTTCTCTGAGGTTATGGGTGAATATGTAAAAGGACTTGGTGCTAGTGGAGTACCAGGAGCAATGAATGGTGGAAGTAATGGTGGAGCTGATAAAAAAGCTCAATTAGAAGAATTGAAGAAAAAAGCTTTTGAAAGTGGTTCTGATATAGACAGAGCTAATTATGTGAGAGCTAAACAAGAATTTGAAGCAGAAAATGTAGGAGGTAATGAATAATGAAACACTATAAAACACTTTTAGAAATGACTGGATTAAATATCCAATTATTTGCAGCACCACAAACAGATATTAAAATTCGTTCAGGAAGTCAATCAATTTCAAATGACATTTCTGATGAATTAACATTGATAAATCCAAATACATCTCAAATAATTTCTCATATTTTAAGAGGTGGAAGAATTGGAACAGCCACATCAACTACTATTGAATGGATTGATACTTATGAAAAAAAAGTAACATCTAGTTTAAAAGTAGCTTTAAATACAGGAACAACTGAAATACAAGTTGTTGATGCTGATATATTAGTTAAAGATGCTTTGTTATCTATTGATGACGAAATAGTAAAAATAACAAAAGTAAAAACAGACAATAAAGCAGATGTTATAAGAGGATATGCTGGAACAACATCTACTGCTGGAAATATAGCAGCAAATACAATAGTTCAAAGTTTAGGAATAGAAATGGAAGAAGGTGGAGAATTAAAGCCATCTACTGTTAGGCTATCTAAACATATAACAAATAATACTGGTATTATCTATGATACATATGATATTACTGAAACTATGAAACATATAAACCCACAAGGGCAAGGTGGTTTAACTGCAAGAGAATTAGAATCTCAAAAGAAAAAAGATGAATTATTAGGAACTATGGAAAACAAACTATTAAATGGAATCAAATATGTTAATGGAGATTTAAGACATTCAGCAGGTATTAAATCTTTAATAAAAGAACATGGAATAGTTTTAGATGCTGGAAATCAACCTTTCACAATAGAATTATTGACTACTGCTGTAAAAGCAATAGTTGATAAGGGTAATCCTGGAGCAGCTGATTTACAAAGTGGAAAATACTTTGTTTGTGTACCTTGGGCTATTGGGGTTCAAATTAATAAAATGAATAAGGATATTGCTAGAACAGATATAACTGAAAAAGTAACTGGTTCTAAAATAACTGAAATAGTTACAAATGCTGGTGTTGTATCTGTATTCCCTGCTATGTCTTTGGCTCCAAATGAATTTTTATTAATTAACTTAAATGAAGTAAGTTTAGAACAACTTTACCCAATAAAAGAGGAATTAGCTGCAAAGACACATTTAGCAGATACATATTTTTTCCATGGGGAATATGCTCATAAAATAAAGAAATTACCATTCCAAGTACATGTTAAAAATGTAAAAATATTATAGGAGGTTGTAATGGCAAAAGATACTAAAAAAGAAAATGAGGTAGAAGAAATAACTACTGTTGAAGCAGCAAAAGAAACAACTTTTAAGTCTAGTTATAAAAATTTAATTATAGCTGGAACCTCTATTCAATTCAAAGATGGAGTTTACTCAACATCTGATGAAACTGAAATAGAAATATTAAGAAATAATAACCTTGTGGCAGAGGCGGGAGAATAAAAACTCCTGCTTTTATCATATCGGGAGGTTAAAAATGGAAGAACTTTACAATAAAATAATTGAAAAAGTGAAGGGATTAACATCTATTAGCAACGAGGCTAAGTTAAAAATTCAAACAACTATTTTAATTAGAAAATCATTAAATTTTATGAATAGAGATGACTTTCCAGTTGAGTTAATAGAACCATTTGCAGAGCATTTAGCATTAAAAACTATTGAAGAAACTGAAATAAAAGGTAATATTTCTAAAGTTACAGAAGGTGATACTACAATAGAATATAACACATCTAATAATACAACTGATGAAATGTTTTTATCTTTAAAAAGCCAATTATTTAGATTCAGAAAGGTTGGTACTGTATGAATATTTTAGATAAATTACATAATGATAGAGTTACCGTTATTAGATCTGTTGTAGTAGTGGATGAACATGGTGGAGCTTTTGAAGAACAAAGAGAAATATTAAAAGATATCCCTTGCAGACTTTCACAAAAATGGTTGAGAAGTGTTACACCTGGACCTGTGAATGGCAGTTCACAAGAATACAAGTTATTTATAGGTTTGAATATAGATATTAAACAAAATGATTTGTTGAAAATTACAAGAAAAGCAGATGGGGAACTTTATATTTTTAAAGCATCTAAACCTTTGGCATACAACATTATAAAACACAAAGAAATAGCTTTAATAGAAGTATCTGAAAATGAGGTAGATTATGGAGCTTAAAGGATTTAAAGAGTTTGACAAAATTCTTGATGAGATAAAAACAAAAGCTCCGCAAGCTACTGAAAGATTTTTAATGTTACAAGCAGAAGAATTAAAGAAAGATGTTAAAGATTTAACACCAGTTGATACTGGGACCTTAAAGAATTCTTGGCAAAGAGAAAATGGAAAGAGACTAACTGGAAAAGCATTCTCTCAAATTGTGTTTAATATGACAAATTACAGCCATTTTGTTGAGTATGGCCATAGAATCGGAAGAAACAAAACTAAATTTGTTAGAGGTAGATTTATGCTAAGAACAGCAGTAGCTATGAGACAAATTAAATTCTATAAAGATTTAAAAAATTTTTATGGAGGATTGATAAAGAAATGAAATGGGTAGATATAAGAAATGCATTAAATAAGATTATTTCTGAAAAACTAAAGGTAAATCCATATAGTGAGGATATAGATAATATCAAAAAACCTTGTTTTTATATAGATTTAGTTAGTTATAAAAAAGAATTTAATTCTGAATATAGAGAACTAAAAACTATAGATATTGATGTTATCTATTTTCCAAAAACTAATGGAAAGCTTACTAATGCTGAAATATTAGAAAATTTAGAAAACTTGGATAATGCTTTGGAAATAGAAGGAAAAAAGGTTTTACATGTACTTGACAGATTTTTAACTCTAAGGAATACAGATATAAAAATTGTAGATAGAGTTGGACATTATGTATTTACTTTAAGTCTGTATGACCTTTATGGAAAACCTTATGATTATGAACTTATGAAAGATTTAGAATTGAGATTTAAAGAAGGAGGTAGCAATTAATGGGAAATGAAGTAGGGCAAATAAAAGCTAGTCCAAACATTAATATAGAGTTTAAAACTCTTGCAACAACTGCTATACAAAGAAGTGAAAGAGGTATAGTTTGCTTAATATTAAAAGATACTAAGAAAACTATTAAATGGAACACTCTAAAAACTATAGCTGATTTAAAAGATAAAGAGTGGGATGCTAAGAATGTTAAGTACATTAAATTAGCAATGCACTATGGAGCTAAGAAAGTACTAATTAGAGTACTACAAACAGGAGAAAACTTAGATGATGCTTTAGGTGAATTTAAACAAAGAAAAATGCATTGGTTAGCTTATCCTGGTGCAGAACAAGCAGATGACCAAAAACTTGTAACTTGGGTTAAACAAGTATTTGGAAATGATGGAGCAATAGGAAAAACTGTTAAATATGTGTCAAGCTTTGCAAATAATACAGACCATGTGGCTATTGTGGAATTAGGAAACACAGGAACTTATAAATCTATTTATGGAGAATTTACTGCACAAGAGTACACAGCAGCAATAGCGGGACTTATAGCGGGAATGCCTATTAATCGTTCGGCGGATAACTTTGTGATGAGTGATTTAACAGAAGTAGATTACTTTGAGCCAAAACTTGGTAAATTTTCTCTATACAATGATGATGAAAAAGTTAGAGTTAATTATGGGGTAAACTCAAAAACTACTTTTGATAGTACTTGGAAAAAAGATACAAGAAAAATCAAAATAGTTGAGGGAATGTGTTTTATAACTGATGACATAAGAGATACATTTAAAAATTATTGGTTAGGAATTTACATAAATAACTATAACAATAAAATGAATTTCTGCTCTAATGTTACTAAGGTTTATTTTAAAGAAATGGCTCCAAATGTATTGAGTGGAGACTATGATAACAAGATTGAAATAGACTTAGAAGCACAAAAGAGATTAATTGTTTTAGATGGAAAAGACCCAGAAGAAATGACTGAAATGGAAATCTTAAAATATCCATCTGGAGATGATGTATTTTTAACTGGTGATGTTAGATTTGCAGATACTATGTCAAATCTTTCAATCATTGTGAAGATGTGATAGGAGGTAAAAATGGCAGATACAACAATAAGAGGTTATCATACCATTGCTGGAGCACATGGGACTCTTTGGATAGACAATGAAAAAATAGCAGAATTTACAAAAGTAAATGCAAAAGTAACAGCTGACAGAAAAGATGTACAATTAGGATTATCTGTGGATAGTAAGATTGTAGCTTTAAAAGGTGAGGGTAGTGTTACTCTTGAAAAAGTATATTCAAGGGGTAAAAAGATACTTGAAAAATTGATAAAAGGGAGAGATGTTAGAGTTAGAATAGTGACTAATCTATCTGACCCAGATACACCAGGAAAACAAGAAGAAAGAATTTCTTTAGATAATGTTTGGTTTAATTCAGTAGACCTAATTAACATTACAAAAGGAGAAGTAGTTGAGGAAGAATATCCATTTGGATTTACTCCAGAGGATCTAAAATATGAAAATGATATAAAATAGGAGGTTTAGATGTTAGTTACTACTGAAATGCTACTTGAAAATAGCAAAAAAATAAATAATGAGGAAAGAAAAAAAGTTAAAATTCACATAAAAGAGCTTAATGGAGAGATTGAGTGTGAGTTGCTAAATAAAGAAGATTATTTAGATTTGATCTTATCTAAAGAGAAAGATAAGGATTTAGAAGTTATCTATAATTCTTGTCCTATTTTTAGAGATGATAAACTAATAGATAAATTGGGTTGTAGATCCAAACCAACACAAATTGTAGCAAAAGTTTTAAAAGACCCAACTGTATATAAACTAGCAGATTTTATTTTAACTGTTTCTGGATATGGAGAAACTGATCTAGTTAGTTTAGTTGAAGAAACAAAAAACTAATAGAGAGCGACTGGAAATTAAGTACAGTCGCTCATTACTTGAATAGAGGACATACTTTGGAACAACTTAGGAAACTTTCAGAAAAAGACTTATTTTATATGTATCTTTTAATAGAAAAATGATATAATATTATATATTAAATTCATTTTAGGAGGAAAGGTTTATGTTCTTATTGGGGATTGTTTTACTTATATCTGGTTTTATTGTTTTTTCTATTATTTCTATGGAAATTGGGCTTATTCTAGGAATTGTAGGAATTGTTGCTATAATAGTAGGAATTGTATCTGGCTCTTTAAAATCTATTGGAAAATCTATTAGAGAAAATGATGATGTTCAAGAGGCTGCAACTAATCTTCATGATAAGTTTGCTGATTGGATTGATAGAGTAGGTTTTTTCAAAGCATTAGGAATAATATTGGCTATTTGTTTTCCTATTATGATTGTCTTTTTATGGATTAAAGGCTAAACAAACAATGTTTAAGAGAGAGTTTAAATACTCTCTTTTATTTTTAAGGAGGATTTATGAAAAATAATATACTATCTAAAAATTATAAAAAAATTGTAATATATGATGAAGAAACAAAAAAAGAACTAGCAGTAATTACAGATGAAGAAGTAAAAACTGCTAGTTCAAATATAGTGGTTAAGTTACAACCTTAACTACTTTATCCTTTAGGTGGATAAGGATCTTTTCCATAACTGTTTTTTTCACGAATTTTTCCATCTTTTCCGTGAATAACAACTTCTGATTTTTGGTTTATGGCAATATCACGAGCTTTTTCTATAGCCTCTGCTTGAGTAGAAAAAGTTCCAGTAGCTTTTTCATTTCCTGCTCCTTTTACCTGCCATTTACCATCTTTTGGAACTACATGTTGGTCTTTTCCCATGTTGATAAACCTCCTTTCCTAATTCAATATTTGAGCCCCCTTTCCTATATTGGATTATAACTTTAAAAGGAGAAAAAGTAAAATTAAAAAAATTCTCTTGATTTTTATTTGAAAATAAAGTATATTTTTAGTATTAAATATATTTTATTGGGGAGTGAATATGTTGAAACTATGTGATGAGAATAAAGAAAGCATAAGATTTAGATTTTTAGGTAACAATGAAATTGATGCAAGAGATTTATCTAAGTTTTTAGATGCAACAGTAACAACTTTTGAAAAAATTGTAAATAACTCAGAACAAGATGCTTTTATCAAATTAAATATCTCTGCAATAGAAAAAGGGAGTTTTTTAATTGAACTAGTTTCTTTAATAAGTAAGAAACTTCCTAAAATTTTTGAAACAATAAAAAATTCAAAAGAAATTATTGGAGCTTTTAAAGAATTTTTAGAGATAAAAGAAAAATTGAAAGATAAAAATATAGAAGCTAAAGAAGATGGACTATATTATAAAGATACTAAAAAAATTGAAAATTATTATTATAAACCAACTATGATTATTATGGGAGATGCTAAAGCCAAAAAAGAAGTTGATGAAGCTTTAAGAAATTTTGCTATCAATCTTCCAAAAGAAAGAGAATTGAATATAGAAACTTCTATGGGAAATTTTAAAATAGATGATGAAGTAAAAGAAAATATAATAGAACCCCTTCCTGAAAAAGAGAACGAAAAAATAGTAACTCATGACACTTATAAAAGAGAAGTTATTGTAAAAAAACCAGATTTACCTTGCCAATCAATGTGGGAATTAATTACTGATAAAGTAATCAAAGCAACTATATTAGATGAAGATTTTAAAAAGTTAGTTATAGATAATAAAATAAAATTTGGAAATTCTGATAAATTGCTAGTTGATATTGAGGAAATAAAAACAGTAGATAAAGATTTAAATGTTTTAGATGTTCATTATAATGTTATAAAAGTTTACCTTAAAAATGATATAGAGCAAAAATCATTGTTTTAAAGAACCTATTTAATGGTTCTTTTTCTTTTTTTAAAAATTTCTCTTGACTTTGTAGCAACAAGATGTTATTATATCTATGTAGCAACAAAGTGAGGTGATTTTATGAAAGCTACTGATAAAACAAATTCTAATAAAGATTATATGCTTAGAGTTAGAATGGATAAGGAGGTTTTAAAAAAATTAGATGATATTTCTAATGCTAAAAATAAAAGTCGTTCTGAAACTGTAAGAGAATTAATTGAAAATGAATTTGAAAAAAATAAAAAATAGGAATTGCACTCCCTGAGAAAGATTACAATTCCTATCTCACCAAAGTATTGGTATGTAAATATTATACACTGCATACCTCTATTTTGGCAACTAAAAAATTAAAATGGAGGTATTTTTTTATGGAAAAACAAAATAAGAATTTTTTATTAACATTTATTGAATTAGCAACAGAAAAAGGAATTTTAAATGATGATATCACAGAACATAAGAAGAAACTATTTAATCTTATGAATGAAGTTGAAGAAAATTATGTTGGAGAAAAGAAAATATTTGTACAACTTGAAAGAGCTATTATAGATGTAATAGAACTAACACAACATAAGTACTTTGATTATGGAAAAATAGGAAATACTATTGATGAAGAATATCAACTTAGTAATTATGACCCATTTAAAAGATTAATGGAGGTAGAAAATGAATAAATTAAATAATAAAAATGAGATAATAACAATAAAAAATGTAAGAGGATATATAGATGAAAAAGGTATTGCTTGGCTAAACCTTGAAGATGTTGCAAGAGGTTTAGGTATAACTGATAAAGCTAAGAGTGGAAATACAGTAGTTAGATGGGCTAGATTAAAAGAATATTTAAAAGAATTTGGCATCGCCACTTGTGGCGACGGAGTTGGAAAAGAGAATTTACCTGAATATATTCAAGAAAATGTATTCTATAAACTATGTATGAAAGCAAATAATGAAGTTGCTAGAAAATTTCAAGACAGAGTATGTGATGAAATATTACCTAGCATTAGAAAATATGGAATGTATGCCACAGATGAATTATTAGATAACCCAGATTTAATAATAAAAATGGCAACTAGATTAAAAGAAGAAAAAGCTAAAAATAAAGAGCTTGAAGATAAGATGAAAGAAGATAAACCAAAAGTATTATTTGCTGAAGCAGTATCAATAGCAAAAAATACCATATTAGTTAGAGAGATGGCAAAGTTAATAAAGCAAAATGGAATTGATATGGGAGAAAAAAGACTATTCATTTGGCTAAGAGAAAATGGATATTTAATAAAGAAAATAGGAACAGACTATAATATGCCAACTCAAAGGTCTATGGACTTGGGATTATTTGAAATAAAGGAAAGTCCAGTACTTCATTCAAGTGGAGAAATTGAAATAAGTAAGACACCAAAGATTACTGGTAAGGGACAACAATATTTCTTAAATATATTTTTAAAAGATATAGCATAGATAACAGTAAAGCACTTAGTTAATTCTAGGTGCTTTTTTTATTGGAGGTGAGAATTTGGAGTATGTATTAAGTGCTAGATTGGAACTTAAAGATAAATTTACATCTGTAATATCTAAAGCAGAAAAAGGACTTGCAGGGCTTTATCAAAAAGCTAAATCTATGAACTGGGAAAAGGTTAATAGTGGTCTTAATAAATTTGGAGCAGTAACTATTGGAGGACTTGCAGGAATAGGTGCTATTGCTGGTAGTTCTTTAACAGCTTTTGCAGATTTAGAGGACCAAGTTAGAAGAAATAAAGCTATTATGGGAGCAACAGCAACAGAAGAAAATATGCTAATGGCTCAAACAAGAGAACTGGGAAGAAGTACAAGATTTACAGCTCAAGAAGTAGCGCAAGCTCAAATGTATCAAGCTATGGCAGGTATGAAAACTAATGAAGTGTTGGAAATGACACCAAAACTTTTAAAACTTTCTATTGCTTCTGGTGAAGATTTAGCTAGTACATCTGATATTCTTACAGATAACTTAACTGCCTTTGGCTTAAAATTACAAGATGCAGACCACTTTATGGATGTTATGGCTGCAACAGCTAACAATACAAATACGAGTATAGCAGGGCTAGGAGAAGCTTATAAATATGTAGCATCCACTTCAAGAAGTTTTGAAAGTATGGAAGAAGTAAATATAATTTTAGGAACTTTAGCAAATAACAGCATAAAAGGAGGACAAGCTGGAAGATTACTAGGGGGTATTTATACAAGACTTGCAAAAGCTACTCCTGATATGGAGAAAGCTATGAAAAAAGTTGGTATATCATTATATGATAATAAAGGAAAATTTAAAGGATTAAGAAAAATTGTAGATGAGATGAAACCTGTGTTAGCAAGAATGACAGAAGAACAAAGAAACTATTTCTTAGCTACTATTGCTGGAACAGAAGGGATGAGAGTTTTTTCAGTTCTATTAGGAACTACTAAAGAAGATATGGAAAAAACAGAAAATGCTATAAAAAATGCTAATGGTGCAACAGATAAATTTACAAAAGAGATGAGTGGAGATACAAAAGATAAAATAGCTCAATTTAAAAGTGCAGTTGAAGATTTAAGAATATCAATTGGAGAAGGATTAGCTCCAACTGTGACAGACTTTATAAATAAGTTTACAAGTAAAATGGCAGAGTTAAATTCAAAAGGTACTTTTAATACTGAAAATGTAGAGGCTTATTTTAATAGAATTTTTACTCTTACAGCAGAAGCTATAAAAGGTTTTGCAGCATTAAAAGTAGCAGCTATGGCAGAAAATATTTTTTCTGGTGCTGGTAAATATATTGCAGGTGGATATTTAGCATATAGAGCTGGTAAAGCAGTTGGAGATTGGGCAGGAGAAAAAATAGGACGAACTAAAAATAAATGGGAATTGAGAAAAGAATATCAAGATAAGGGTTACACTTGGGATGAGGCTAATGCACAAGCAGAAAAAGATATAGAAACAATGGATTTAAGAAACAGTAAAACAGAAGATGATGAGAAGCTGAATTATATAAAGCAAAGAATGTTTGAAGAAAAACTTAGATACAATAAAAATTCTGGAAAAGGAATAGAGCAGCTGATGAAAGAAACAGAAGAAGATTTTAGAGAGAGAAGAAGGATTGCTAAATTAACTCCAGAAGAATTAGCAAAAGAACAAACAGTACAGAAAAATAAAACTGTTGAATCTTTAAACAAACCTATTTTATCTACTAAACCTTTGCCAGAAAGACAAAAAACAGACCTAGAAAAAGTCAGTGATAAGTTAGGACTTAAAGCTCCAACAATTCCAAATTATATGCTTAAACCTTCTGTTCCAGAATCTAAAAAAAGCAATAATGACATTAAAGTACCACCTCAAAATGTAACATTTTCACCTCAAGTAAATGTAAATATGGGTGGAATAACGATAAGAAATGAAACAGATATAGAGAAAACAGCAGAAATGTCTAAACAAAAAATAATTGCAGAGTTGAAAAACTATGTACAAATAACAAAATAAGGAGATGATGTTATGAGACCAACATTTATCCTGGTTAAAGATAGCACTAATACTCCTTTTTTCTTTGTAGTTCCACCATTGGATTTAAGGATAGAGAGTGAGCAGGATTTACAAATTATAAGGATAATTGATTTAGGAGAAAAAACGCTAATTGGAAATAGAAAAGCTGAAAAGATTAGCTTTTCAACTTTTTTTCCAAGTATGAAATCTCCTTTTTTTAGTTATATTCTTTCTACTACTCCTAGTAACTGTATGGAAACTTTAAAAAAGTTAAAGAATGATAAGGAAAAATTAACCTTAATTATTCCAGAATTTAATATTTTCTTTAAATGCTATATCCAAACTTTGTATTTTTCTGTTACTGAAAGAACAGGAGATATAGATGTGGAGATAACTCTTGTAGAGATAGAAAAAAACAAAACTTTAACAGATGTAGCAAGAGGACTATTAGAGAGGTAAATATATGGAAAAAGTAAAAATTTATGTGAATGGAAAAGAATATAAGAATATATTTACTAGGGTTATTTGGAGTGGAGCAATTCACGGAACTGCAAGGAAATTAGAAGTTGAGTATTTAGGAGATATTATAACTAATATCGGAGATGAAATCGTATTTTCTTATGATGATGAAAAAGTTTTTTACGGTAAAGTTTTCCAGCATTCTAGGAAAGGTGAAACTGAAATAAAAAGTTTTTATGCATACGACAATTCTATTTATCTGAATAAAAATAACTTTGTTAAAAACTTTTTTCAGAAAAAACCATCAGAAATATTAAAAGAAATCTGTGGAGAGCTTAATTTAAAAATAGGCAAAATTCCTAAAGATGAAGTTACTTGTACTTATCCAGCTATTGATAGAAGTGGATATGAAATTATATTGAATGCATACACTATTCAACATAGAAAAAACAAAAAGATTTATTCTATCGTAAGCAATGAACAAGCAATAGATATAGTTGAACAAGGTACTTATACAGATGTGCTTTTAACAAGTGCCGATAACATCTCCACTTCTTCATATGAAGAAAGCATAGAAAATATGATAAACCAAATTGTTATATATAAAGTTGAGAAAGAGAAACAACAAATACTTAATAAAGTAGAAAATGCAGAAGATAAGAAGAAATTTGGATTATTCCAACAAGTTATGGAATATGAAAAAGATGTAGACAATATAGCAAATGCTAAGGATATGCTAAAAAGTGTAGAGAAAAGTGCAAGGATATATTGCTTAGGAAACATCTTAATCCAAGCTGGATATAACATTGGAATACAAGAACCTCACACTGGACTGATTGGAAGTTTCTTAGTCAAATCAGATACTCATATATTTGAAGGAGAAACTTATTTCTGTAATATTGAGTTAGCTTTTGAAAATGTTATGGATAAAGTTCAATTTGAAAATAAAGAAAAAGCTAAGAAAACTAAAAAGAAAAAAGGTAAAAAAGCAAAGAAGAAAGACAAAATAGATGAGTTATTTCCAGAAGGGTGGGATAAAAAGAAATGAGTGAATTAGGAAGTTTAGTAGGAGAAATGATAGCACAAGCAACTAAGGGGAGTCCCATTATAAAAGCTACTGTGGAAACACCACCACCAAACTTGACCATTAAATTTGATGGACAAGTTATACCCAGTAAGCAGATTTATTGCAGTAATTATTTATTGCCTCATTATCATAGAGATTACAGTATTGATGGAATTATTGATAATATTGAAATTAATGTATCTAGCTATGATTATGATAATACAACAACCGATACAAAAGGGCACGGTATTCCAAAATTAACTGGAAGTGGAAAATATAAGGGCAGTGGTATTTATAAATCCCACAAGGATATTTGGTTTGAAGATACTTTAAAAAAGGGTGATGAAGTGTTAGTTGTAGTTCTAGGAGTATATTATGTAGTCGTTACAAAAATAGTTAAAATGCCTAGTGGAGCAATAGAGGGGGTGTAATGTGGAAAAAGATTTCAATATTTTTCTTAAAAAAGCTGAAACAGAAGTTGAAGAAATGCCTATTTTTAAAGAGTATGCTATTGACTTCAAAACAGGAGAGTATATAAAAGATGAAAATAACGATATTAAAGTTTTAGAGAAAAACGAAGCCTTAAAAGTATGGATATTTAAAGCATTGAAAACTGAAAGATTTAGATATGCTGATGTACATAGTGATAATTATGGAAGTGAATTAGAAACTAATATTGGTACTATCTATCAAAAATCTGTAAAAGATGCATTAATGATAAATCAAATAAGAGATACTTTGTTAGTAAATCCATATATTTTAGAATGCTATAATTTTGACATTTATAATGAAAATGAGTATGCTCCACAGATAACCTTTAATGTTAGAACTATTTATGGAGAACTAGAAATGGAGGTGTAAAGTGAAAGATAGAATAGAATTAAGAAATAATTTTCTGGATAATCTTAAGAATCCACTTTCAAAAATGGAAGGTACTTTCAATTTTGATATTGCTGCCACTTTTGGAATTACTGCAGAAGAAGTTTACAAAGAATTAGAGTTTTGGGAAAAGCAAACTTTCATAGATACTGCCACAGAAGATGAATTTGTTGACAAACATGCGTTAATGTTTGGAGTAAAAAGGAGATTAGGAACTAAGGCAAAAGGCACTGTAAAAGTAACTGGAAAAGCAAACTCTATCATAGAAGAAAATACAATATTTTTAAACAGAGATGGGATAAAGTACAAATCTTTAAGAAAAGAATATTTAAGTCCAACTGGAATTGCAGAAATAGAAATAGAATGCCTTTCCGAAGGAAAAATAGGTAATGCTGCAATAGGAGAAATCACAACTTTTGAAATTCAAAATAGTAATATTTACAGTGTTATAAATGAAAAAGAGATTATAAATGGATATGATAAAGAACCTAATTCTGTATTAGTTGCAAGGGCTAAGGAAAAAGCTACAAGACCTGCTCACAGTGGCAATATTTATGACTATGAGCAGTGGGCCAAACAAGTTGATGGAGTTGGAAAGGTATTAGTAAAACCTCTTTGGAATGGAAATGGTACTGTTAAAGTTCTAGTTGCTAATTATAATAATGATATAGCTGATTCATCTCTAATTCAAAAAGTTAGAAACAGAATACAAAGAGATGATGGTAGACCTGTCGGGGCAGATGTAACTGTTGATAGTTTTACTGCTAAAAATATAAATGTAAATGTACAAGTTATACTGAAAGCTGGTTTTTCCATATCTGATATAAAAGAAAAAATAGAATCTCTTTTAAAAGCTATTATAAAAACTGGAAATGCAACTTTTGAAAAAGGTAATAAATCTATATTATCTATCAATCGTTTAGAGAAAGCTATTTTAGAAATAGGGGGAATAAATGACAACTTTGTAAAAGTAAATAATTCAAATTCCAATTTAGAAATAGCAGAAGATGAAATATTGATAGTTGGGACAGTGGTTATAAATGAGTGATAGATTAATAAAAAAAGTATCCAAAATAGCTAGAAACAGTTTACAAAAAGATTTAATTAGAGCATTAGATTTGATGTGTGAATATGTTAAAAATGATATACAAAAATACAAGGAGCTATTATTTATAGCTTTTTTTAATGAACAGCAAGTAGCAAATTATGAAAGATTTATGGAGCTAGATTATAAGAGTGGTTGGAGTTTACAAGACAGAAAAGATAGAATTATCTATACTTTACTATCAAAGAATATTTTTACACCTCATGTTTTAAAAGAACAAGCCAAGATATTCACAAATGGAGAAATTGAAGTTATTGAAAATTATAATGATTATTCTTTCATAATAAAATTTACATCAGTAGTCGGAATACCATCTAATTTAGATAACTTTAAAAACTTTATACATATTAATAAACCTGCACATCTAAATTTTAGTATTGAATTTAGATATAACACGCATAATCAAGTAGCTTATTTATTACATAATTCTTTAAAAGCAAAAAGCCATAAAGAAATTTATGATACAAGACTTTATGAAGATAGTGCAGTAATAGGAAAGTACCATAAACACATAGAACTTAGTAACTATAAAAATGATGAGTTAAAAACAAAAACTCATCAAGCTATTTATGATGAAAGGAGATAGAAATGGCTAAATATACAGAACATTTAAGATTAGTAAAACCTGAGGGGAATGAGTATTACAATGTGGAGCAGTTCAATCAGAATGCAGAATTGATTGATAAAGAAACAAAAAAATTAAGTGAGGGATTAGCAAAAGTACAAGAAGGAGCAACAAGAGAGAAAGCTGGAATAGTGCAGTTTGGAACAGAAGAAGGCAAGGCACTAGAAGGAATGATGTTAGCTAGACTTGCTGGATGTGTTGGGTATGGTGGAGATATACAAGAACCAGGAGTAAAAGATGTAAACTATATTTACTATGACAGAAATACAAGAAAAATGTACAAGTGTTTAAATCAAAATTCAGATGTGTCTGCAAATGTTGCTAATTTTATTCCATTGGACAATAACTCACTTTTGGATAGATTGGAAAATTTCTACACATATAGAGAGTTTAATAATTATGCTCAAATAAAAGATGTAACAAGTATTACAGCTAGGGTATATACAGTTGGAAATTTGGCAATTACAAGTATAATAGTTGAAACTCCTAAATTGATTGGAAAAACAACAATAAAATTTCCAATTAAGTATAAAGCATTGCCATTTGTAACTTTCCAAGATAATGATACTGCCTCAACTCCACCTGGACCTCTTGGAATCAATTGGACTAATTTGGATTCAATTGAAGTACAAGGTTTTAATGGTGGTTTCACAATGTTAGTAGTTGGAGCAATTTAACTTAGCTATTTATAGATAAAATAGAAGCAATAAAGTTATTATCTGCTGTAGAATTTATCCCTATTATTTCTATAAATTTAGAGTTACTAGGAATTGTCCCAAGTGTCTGTCCTTTTGTTGCAGCTCTACCCTTAAAAATTTCAGAATATTTAAATAGATTTTCCAATCTATACACATTTTAAAATCTGCTTGTAGATGGAGCAAGCTACCTAAATTATTTTTTTTTGAAAGGAGAAAAAATGAAAACAATAAATTTCTATAAAAAAGACAAATTAATCTTTTCTGTGTATGCAGAAAGTTTAGAAGATGTTTTAAAATCACCTCTATCATATTTTCCAGCATATACGACAGATGTGATAATCACTGATATATCTTATCAATACCCCATCTATAAAGATGACATACTAAGAGAAATGACAAGAGAAGAAAAGGTAAGAGCTGGAATAGATGTTACATTGGAAGATGGAGAAATCATAAAAGATAAGAAAATTATAACAGTGCCAAAACCACAAGGAAATCCAAAGTATTTAAGTTGGAATAAGGAAAAAGGTTTGTGGCTATTGGATAATGAAAGAGAATATCAAGACTATATGGCACTTATAGACGATTTAAAGGCTAAATCATTGGCTTATGGTTTTGATTATAAAGTTGGAAATGAGGTTCATAGGCAAAAGTGTAGAGATAAAGATATAACTCTATTGGCTTCAAATGTAACTTTTATGTTAGCAGAAAAAACTGTTTATGGAAAAGAAAAACCAATCACTTGGTATTTTGAAGATAATTTTGGATTAAAATTAGATTTAGAGCAATCTTTAATATTAGCTAGTTATGGAAAAACATTTACTCAGTCAGTATATGATACAGAGCATTATTTTAAAACAAAAGTTAATCCAAAAGAACTGACAAAAGCAGAATTTGAGAGCAAGAGAAAAGAAACACATAATGCACTAGCCAAAGGCTAATTTTAAGAGTTTCTATTATTAAAGATAGTTTTATATAGCTACCTTTAATAAAACTCTATAAATAGCTTATTATGAGGTCATTTTTTATAAAAAATAATTTAAATATATTTTTCTAAGATTTTATATTTAAAAAGTAATTAAAAATAATTTTAAATATAAAAAACATGTTTTTATATATAAGGAGGTTATATGTTTAGTTTATCAAATTCAAGCTTAGAAAAAATGATTGGAGTTCATCCAAATGTTGTAAATTTTATGAAAGAACTTATAAAAGAGTCTCCATATGATTTCAAAATTACTTGTGGTGTAAGAACTGCCGAAGAGCAAAATCGTGAGTATCAAAAAGGAAGAACGATTTTAGTTGATAGCAATGGTAATAAGCAACCAAAGGTTAGCTGGTGCGATGGTTATAACTTAAAATCAAAGCATCAAGTAAAAATTGATGGATATGGATATGCTGTTGATATAGCTGTTTTGGAAAAAGAAAAATACACGGATAAGAAAACTGGAGAAGAAAAAGAAAAGACAGTTGCTAAATGGGATTATAAATATTACAAAGCTATTTATGATGTTGCTAAAAGTAAAGGGCTTATTGATAAATATGGAATAGTATGGGGAGGAAATTGGAAGCAAAAAGACTCTGTGCATTTTCAATTAGGAACAGCTGATAATATTCAATTTAAAAATAATTAATAAACAGTCTGGCCAGACAATTATTATAAAAATTTAAAAATTTTAGGAGGTAAAAATGAAAGATTTAATTAATCAAGTAGTGGGATATTTAGCAGGTTTTAGTGTTGAGCAATGGATATGGATAGCAGTGGCAGGACTGATTTTAATCTATCTTATTTATAACAGAAAGCAATATGTGAATGTATTTAGACAATCAGTAATTTTTGCAGAAGAAAGTTTTAATCATGGTGAAAATGGAAAGAAATTAGAGGCAGCAGTTAACTTTATATTATATAGAACTTCTAGTTTACCTTGGATAGCAAGAATTATAATTATTAAATTTATTAGCAGAAAAAGAATGATTGATATTATAGAAAAGACATTACAAAAGTTTTCTGATATCTTCGCAAATGGCTATAAAGTAGATATAAAAGGAAATGAGGAAGATGGAGAAAACTAAATTAATCCTGGAACCAATTTCAAACGGTAAGGCAATTTTGCTAGAAGAGTATGTTTATGATGTAAATGGGTACTTGATAAGAGTACCCAAATCTTTTATAACAGATGGGGCATCAGTGCCTCATTCTTTACAATGGTTATATAATCCTTATGGTAAATATATTAATGCTGCTGTCGTGCATGACTATTTATATAGTGTTTACAATAACACTGGTATAAATAGAACTCTTTCAGATAAAATATTTAGACATATTATGAAAGAAACTGGGATAGATAACAGGACCAGAAGAAAATTTTATATGGCAGTTAAATGTTTTGGTGAAACATCTTGGAAAAGTAAATTACAAAATGAGGGATACAAAGATAGAGCTATTATAGATAGGACCAAAGAGGCAAAAGAGTATTATGCATACTGGTATAAAAAATTAAAGTTATAG